TTTGTTTACTACGACTTTGCATACTTTCACCCTCTCTTAATAGGTTCTATATATGGCATAACCCTTTTCAACTAATTCATCATTGATATTTACACCTTCATAGAAGACTGTAGCAAGCCATCTACCGTATTTATCCTTGCCTGACAGCTTCACCTTTACTTTCTTACCTTCAATTCGTTCTTGAAGATACGCCATTGAAGCTAACCCTAAAGGCTTTGTTTCTCCTTTTTTCTCTGGTGCATCAATCCCTAGAAAACGAAAATGGACGCTGAAACTTACATCAACGTCCAGAATCTTTTTATGATAATTTCCTACAACTGTGTCACCATCAATAACTCTTTCAACGAAAATCCGCATAAAAAAAACCTCCTCATTTATGAGCAGATTTATCTTTTATTCATTTGAAGAAATAGATTCTTCTGTTCTAGCTTGCTCTCGTTCAGCTAATACACGTTTTACTTCCTCACGTAAAGTGGATGGTACTTGATCAATAGTACGAGCACCTTTTTCAACTAGATATACATAGATCATAACCATTACTTAACACTCCCTTCACCAAGAAGAAGTTCGTAAATATCGGCTATAGCCTGCATTTGATTCACTGTTTCTTCCTTCAATTGATTCACATCATCTTCTAATTCCTCACCTTGCTTTTGCTTGGTAAGAGAATGTTTTTTATCCTTTTCCTTAAGAACTTCTGGGATCTTATCACCAATTGAAACATCTGTATCTGAATCATCGACAACAATATAATTTCCTCTCATGCCATAGATCTTACTATTATCAAATTCGATGTTTTCTCCATCAATCACAATATTGTTACTTAAGAAAATATCTAACACTTGATTCTGACTGTTAAAAATAATTAATTTCATTTTAATTCCCTCCTAATTTTTATGATCCTGCTACAATTTCAAGCGTTGCTGATGCACTGAATAACATATAAGGGGATCTATTAGAATTAAATAAACCTACTCCATTTCTAGCTCCACTTTGAAGATCCGAGCCAAAATTGTTCGGAAGTGTAACCCATTTACCCGAATCACCCCATGCAAAAGACGTACTAGGTGTATAACTAGCCGCTAATAAAGGCATACCAGAAGGTGGTGAATCGTAGCTATGCATCCAGATTGTTGGCTTCTGGGCTGAACTACTCCCACCTTTTGAAAGACGAGTAATATATAAACGAACCCTTTTAATTGTTTTTCCTGCCAATTTAGCACGAATATCAGCCGAATTAAAAAACCATAAACCCCTATGATTTCCTCCACCTGACCATTCACCCTGATAAACATAATTGTTATCAGAACGCCAACCGCTAGTGTCTCTCCACGATTTAGAAGAGGTAGCATTCCATGTATACGTTTTATCTGGTTCTGGTGGCGGTGTAACAACTGGTGTTGATGGGAACGTGAAATTAGCTTCTATAATACCTCCACCAGAAGCATAGGCATTATATGTTGAACTTGAACCTGCTGGTGCTGTTCCATCTCCACCAATCATAGAAGGACCAAGCGCCCATAATCCCCTAGGATTTCCGCTACCATCACAATCATGAATTTCTACTTGTGAGCCATAAGCTGAAATGATAGCAGCCGTTTTTGCATCATATACTTTCGTTCTATCAGCTCTTACATATGAACCATTCGCATAAATACCATAAGGATTAATACCACGACCATAAATAAAACTATCTTTAATCGTTACACTTCTAGAACCGAACGCATATAAAACACCACTTGTTCCGTCAACATTTATCAAAGTAGCCTTATCTATTTCTACTTGATGCTGACAACGCATAACGGTAATTGTTCCATTTAGAGTATTTTGAGACGTTTGAAAATTAATCGTAATTGATCCAGTACCATAAATCCCTTCTATTAACACATCCTCATACATGTTTCTAGAATTGTCATAATGAGTCTGTATCACTATGTTACCTTCATTCCACTTTGGGATACGGTTAATTGCTTCTTGAATTGTTAATAGAGGACTTGACCAACTATCGCCAATGTTTGAATCATCCCCACCAATCGGATCAACATAAAAATTCATATCTGTTATATTTCTTCTAACAACACTTTCAGAAATGATGTCACCTGCCGTAACGGTAGAAAATGAAGCTCCTGAAAGCCCATTTATTTCCCCTACAACTGTCTCATCGTCACTTAAGACCTGCAACACTCCATTTCCATCTTGAACACTTCCAAGCCTTAAAACTCCACCTTTAGCCATGTTAAAAGATAAGAAACCTGAAACAATGTTTCCTGCATCCAAATCGGTTATAATTGCCTTTTTCCCTGAAATCGTAACCCCATATAAACGTTCTGCTAAAAGCGTTCCTAATGTGATATTGCCAGCATCAGAAGCATATTCTTTTGCATTCGCTTCAACTGTAGCCGCTACACTATCAGCGTGATTCTTAGCATTTTCTTCTGCCGTATTAGAACTTGATTGAATAGCACTATAAACAGAATCATCACTAGCAATCTCGGTAACTGAAAACTTAGTCGCAAACATGACAGAACCTTTTGTAGTATCTTTAGGTGCATAAGTTAGAGAAATTTTAGGCTTGATATAAGCCGTATTAGCGTTGTAAAACTTATGATCCGTATCTGGTGTTAAACTTGAATCTGGGATAGTGTGACTATCTTCAATCCCTGCATTATGTGGAGCAATAATACAATAATGCTTCTTCCAAACTCCTACATCTGAACTTGTCGGAGTACGACCACCAACCATATTGGGCCCATTTCCACTTTGATTTTCTGTGACTTGATCAGCTAGATATTCTTTTCTTCCTAACCAATAGGAAGAATTCGTGTCCATAGCCTTTACCCATACTTCAAACAAATATGATTTCTTAGGATCTACTTTAATTGAAGGAAACATAAGGTTAGTATTATTAATCGTGTCACCAACCACAAACTCTTTCTTTAATATTGTTCCTGGTACTCCATCTGGTGTATCTCCTACCACCCAGACATAAGGAGAAGGTACAGATAGATCTGTGATATTCGTAATTAAATTAAGCCCAGTTCTTACAGATGTATACCATTCTGCCTTTGTTTGAGCCGTATTAGCTTTACTTTGAGATCCACTTGTACTTTCAATGGTGCCAGATCCTACATCATTTTGAATCTTAGTATTAGCCTGAGCCCCATTACTAGCGTTATCTCTTACAACACTAGCCGTAGTACCTGCTAATTTATAAGCATCGGATGCAGTGTTTAAAGCTGTTATATCCGCTCCTGCCTGAGCAGGTCTAAGATCCTCTAAAGAAAAACCATTTTCATAGAGAATTTCTTCAGCAAGGGTAGCACTCGCCTTCTCCCAGATCCCTGTGTCAAGATTCAACGTTTTAACAACATCAATATCACCAGATGTATCAATCCATACCGCTGTAGGATCATCAGGAGCTACATTACTTCTAATTACTCGAGCACCAGAAGCCCATTTAGCTGATTCTCTAAGGTAAGTGTTTCGTAACTTCTTAATAATTGAATACTGGTGTTGACTATAAATATCTTTATAATCACCAATTACAAAATCTCTTCCTCTAAGATCATCAACTGAGCCTTTTGTTTCTATAATTCTAGCTTCTAATAAAAGAGGTGGTTCTAAATCTAAATTCTGAATCGTTATAGTGTCTCCTAACCTAAATTCATCAGCACTAATGCCTGTTTCCTCTTCTAATTTTCCAGCCGTAGTTTCATAGGTATAAGCAGGTGTAGAAGCTGTTTTAAGCGCTTCTCGTGTCTTCTGTAATAACAATTTAGGTGTTAATTCTTCATCTCCATCATAAGAATAAACTCCAAAAAAGTGCGCCAAATCTCCGTTCGGTAAACGAATTCCTGACCTTTGCAGGGCTTCATCGTCACCAATCCAATCCTGTCCTAAAGGCTTATCTTCCTCTTCAATATCTTCAAAGGTTAGATAACCACCTTCACTATTGGTACTTCTGGCAACACCAATAAGAGCCGTGTAAACTTCTCTACCGCTCTCTGTCCTTGTCAAATTACTCATATTATGACCATAAGTAACCTGACTTCCTCTATTTTCCCCACGTTGTACGAGAAGATCTAAATATCTAGTGGCTAATCTCGTACCATTAAACGAAATTCGGTAACGTAATTCTCCACCAAAAACTTCCCTACCTTTTACAATAGCTTCGATGGCATTGACATAATCATCAAAAACAACGTCACCTGTGCCTGACCATTCCACTATACCTAACTTCCACGGCGTATTTTCTAGAATGGAAGAGAAAAACTGTTCTGCTGTGAAACCACTATAAGTTTGAGGTCTAATGATCTTCCCCAACAATTCAAGGGCGATATGCTCACCATAAACTTCTTTATTATGGCTTCCATCCTGCGCTGTAACATCTTTCACTTCTTCTATACGAAACATAATTAGATTATTATCTTCATCTGGTGCGACAATCCTTACACCTGTTTCAATTAAAGAAGCCGTTTGATGGTTTGCATCCATCGTAAAATTAATAGTCAAATAAGCATCATTTAACTTTTCATTAATTTCATCGTTCCAATATGCCGCTGCTTCGCTTCCGTCATTCTCTAATTCTCCAATAATTTCATCATCGTTATTGACTATATACATTATTCCCACCTACTCTTATAAGACAAATCAGCCGTTACAGCATCAGATGGATAGATTGTTATAGCACTATCTCCTTGAATCGGGAATAACTTACTTACTGGATCTAAGATCTGTTTTGAAGGTTCACCATTTATAAGGATCTCTTTTGTGTAATGATTTACTTCAATCACATCACCTGCTCTAGCGATAATAGGAACTTCTTCTGGTTCATTTAATGTGTTCACCTTCCAGACCTTCAAACGATCAAAATTGATACGGTCATTGGCTGGCATTGGGCTTGTTCCTGTGCCTGCGATGTGCAATTGAATCTGAGCAAGTTTATTTGTATGATATTGATCTTTCACATCATAATACCGCTTGAACATTCGTGTGGTGTGCTTACCATTTACTATCTTAGTGACATAACATTCATAGGCTTTTCCTACTTGTTTTAAAGAGATTAAGCCCCAGAAATCGTTGTAAACGCCACGTTTTGAACCCCATGACTTAATAATGTACTGCCCTTTATTAAGATCACCTGCACGAAATTCAACAACTGTATTAGCTGTATCTCTATACATATCTTTTAAAGCAAATTTTGCGATAACGACACCATTTACATCTAAGCAATAAAGTTCTGCCCTTGCGATCATCTTAGGATCTTTTGTAGCATCAAATTTAAGCCAACATTCAACCTTCCAATCATCTAAGGTTTCACTTAATCCCTTTTTAATTGCTGGCCCATGCCACTTATCACCTGTTCCAATATCTGAATATGTGAAGGTTTGATTAGAAGCAATCATCGTTCCTGTGGGGACACCCCCATCGACCTGTGTTCCACCGACAGACCACCCAAATCCAGTAAGAGATTCCATATCATCGTCAAAAATGAGTTCTTCTTTAGGTTTTGCTGTCTGGGTATCTTCTTCAACGGCTTTACCTAACACGACCACATCTTTTTCTCCCTCTCCAATATAAGAAAGAAATGTTATATCCCTTTTCACGGTAAACTTCAAAGTAGGGAACGTTTCAGCCGTTCCTTCTATATTCAATTGATTGACTTCATTCAATAAAGGAACAAGATTCTCAACCTTATTGAAAGCGATAGGATCAGGACAAATAAAGGTTAATACTCCCTTTCCTACCGTGACAATTTCAGTTAATTTTGTATCACCAGATAAATAAGCCATATAATAAAGCCCTTCCTCTTTTACGAGTTCAAAGGGCTTCGCTTCCTTCTGCCTTAACCAACTGGCAACTGTTCTGATTTTCGTGTTTAGATCCTCTACACTGTCTTCTCTCATACGAATAGTTACATTAAATTCTCTTACACCAAGCTTAGACCCTTGATGTATAGCACCGTTCTTGTTAGGAATTTCAGTTAAGATATGAGAGATAGGAGGTAGAAGATCCCTTTCAATCTTTTCAACTACAAAATAATTATCTGAGGAAATTCCATTAAATAAAAAAGCCATCTATCCTATCTCCCCTCTGGATCTACGACTTCTATAATCTTGTCTATCCTGTAATTCATTAATGTCTTGATAAATCTGTTCAGCAACGGTTTTCCCATTCATTTCAACTCTTAAGATAAATGGGCCTAATGAAGACAGATCAACACCGCCACCATTTATACCACCTAACAGATTAGAAAGATTCATAGCAACAGCTTGTGCATAAGGCATCATATTTTTACCAATCAAAGGTAGAGCCATTTCGGGGCCGCCCTCCCCAAAAAGCCCCATTTGAGGACCATTTAAGAAGAATCCGCCTTTTGCATAACCTTTATAACCTCCACCTTTAAGCATGTTCTTAATGCCCGGCGTTTTGAAGATTGTGCCATATCTAGACTTGATATAACGAATTGAAGCAACAGCGTTATGAATCGGATTATAAATATCGTTTAAGCCGGGCATTTTGAAGCTGGAAAATGTTGAATCAATTGTCTGGAGCAATCCCTTACTCGGATGTCCAGCCCTAAAATTCGAGTCCCACAGGTTTATTGCCCTAGGGTTACCACCTGATTCTCTCATAGCCATTGTAGTTAAATAAGGTAGCCATGATTGAGGTGTTCCAGTAATCGCTAAAGCAGTAGATAACCATGATTTCACATTTCCACCTGCACCCGATACCATACCTTTAAGGCTACTAATTCCCGCACCTGCACCAGAAATTAGATCATCAAAGATTCCATCGCCTACTTTCTTTAAATCCGAACCTGTTAAACGTTTTTGAATCCCTTCAAAGATAGATCCTGTGAGATTATAGAACACCTTAGAAGGTGAATTGATACCTAGAGCTTCTTTAAATCGCTTAACAAGGCTATCAGCTAATGATTTCATAGCACCTGTGGCATCGCCCATTTTATCTTTGATCCCTTTACCAATCTTACTAGGGATTTTCTTAGCTTCTTGATAAAGACCTGTTCCCATATCTACAAGCTTAACAATTGTTTTCTTTCTCATTTCCGTGTACTTGTTATACCATTCAGGAAGGGTTTGTGTTACCCCTGTGATCATTCTTTTAATGATCTCTCGACCTGTTGAAACAAAAACAATTGCACCGAAAATAAGGGCATATTTCATGGCATCGACTGTAATTTTACCGATCTTATCAAATAAGGTTCTCTTTTGTTCTTCTGAACCTTGTGATACCTTTTTAACAAGATTTTTACCTGCATTCTTAACCTCTGGTTTATCATCTAAATGATCAAACCAATTCTTTATTTCTTTCCACCAGCTCTCTAGTGACGTTCTCCAATTACTAGCCGTTCTGACAACCCAACTAGAAATATTTTTCCACCAATTATTTAGCTTGGTATTTGATCTAGATGGTAACGTATCCCACCATGAAGAAATTGAATCCCACCAACGACCTAATGAAGCTTTCCAATCGTTATAACGATTACGAACATTAGTAGAAATCGAATTCCACCAATTACTTAACTTCTTACTTGTTCGAGAAGGTAGTGAATCCCACCATTCAGACTGTGCAGCCCACCAGCGACCTAGAGAAACTTTCCATGAATTATATTTATTAGAAACGTTCGTTTGAATAGAATTCCACCATGTTGTCATTTTAGAGGCTGTTCTAGATGGCAACGAACTCCACCATTCAGACTGTGCTTGCCACCAACGACTTAGAGCAGTCTTCCAATTGTTATACTTATTAGAAACATTGGTTTGAATACCATTCCACCAAATAGATATTTTAGAAGCCGTTCTAGATGGTAAACTACCCCACCATTCAGACTGCGCTTGCCACCAACTACCTAATGCTGTTTTCCAAGAATTATATTTATTTGATACATTACTAGAAATGAAATTCCACCAAGTAGTAAGTTTTGCACCTGTCCGTGAAGGTAAACTACTAAACCAAGCACTTATAGAATTCCACCAACTACCTAGACTTGTACCCCACCTTTGAGAAGTTGAGGTAATCCAAGACTGAATAGAATTCCACCATTGACCAAATTGGCGTTTATTTTCTTCATTTTGAGCAATAGCCCAATTTTTAATAGCAGTACCCCATAAAGATAATTTAGCTCTTGTACGCTCTGGTAAGGTATCAAAAAACCTATCTATAGAAACTCCCCAATCATTCATCTTCTTAGGAAGCTCATTCATGACCCAATTCGTGCCATTAACAAAATCATTATAATCTTGAAGGGCTTGTGTTTTGATCCTACCACCAACCGTTTTAGATACGGTTAGAATATCGTTGTAATCACTTTGGGCTTGTGTTTTAATTCGGCTTGAAATCGTGGATAAAGCCGTAGTTATATCGTTATAATCGTTTTGAGCCTGTAATTTTATGCGCCCACCGACTGTTTGAGCAATCGATAAAAGATCATTATAATCACTTTGAGCCTGTGTTTTTATACGTGATCCAATTAGAGAAAGACCTGTAGCTAGATCATTGTAATCTTTCATAGCCTGTGTGCTGATCTTTCCACTTATTAAACTTACTAAAGAAGAAAGTTCTGCATAATCCTTCTTAGCTTGATCAGCTATTTTCTTTCCTGCATCAGTCATGATCTGAACAAATTCTACCCAATCATTCTTAGCTTTACTCCATAATCCATCAATGAAATTACGGAATTTTTCACTATGCTGATAGGCTTCATATAAGGCTACACCCAGACCGACTAAAGCCGCTATAACTAAACCAATAGGATTGGCTAAAAGTGTTGCATTAAGGAAAACCATAGCTTTAGACCATACTTGCGTTAAAAATAATGCTCTACTTATTGGGTTCATCAAAATAGTTAGAGCAAATCGCATAGCATTAATAGCTGTAGTTACTGCCATTGCTACTTTTAACGTGACAAATGCACTCGCTAAACCTAATACAACAGGGGTAAATCCTTCCCATTGAACAATTGTTTTTACTATACCTGTGAGTTGATTAATAACAGGAGGAAGAACTTTTGCTACTTGAATAAAGGCTACAGCAATAGCCCCACCGACAACTTTAAATGTCGGCCCTAATCCAATCGCAATATCTAGCAAATTTTTAACCGCTGGTTGAAACTGTAGAATCCAATTCTTAGCTTCAATAACTCCATTTTTAATAGCATTAAAATAACCCATTATGGTATTAGCTTTATCTTTTCCAAAAGCATCTTGAAGTTGTGTGGAAGCTCCTTTTACATCTCCTTGTACAAAAGAAGTAAAGCTAGTCAATACAGGTAGAGCCGTTGCTATATCAGACTTTAAACGTTCAAATAAAGGCTGTGACATTGTACGTAAAAGAGTACCCATTGAATCTTTAGCATTAGAAATCATTCCATTAAAGGTTTTAGATTGTAAAGCCATACCCCCAGAATATCGTTCTCTCATAAGGGCAAATAATGCCTTATTGAAATTATCCATATCTGTGATCTGACCTTTAGCATTAACAATTTCATCCATACCCATTTTTTTAGATTGATCAATAATCATTTGTTTGGTAATACCGAATTCTTTTAAACGTTCTAATTCACCTGTTTGAGCATCAGCAACAGCTTCTACGGCTTGCATTAATGGTTTTCCCATTACTGCTGCCATATCCCCTGTATCTTTTAATACCTTTTGTGCATTCATCCCATATGAACTTAAACGTGTTGTCGCTTCAACAATATCAGGGATTTCAAAAGGCGTTTCCTGTGCGAATTTAGAAGCCCATTTCAACGTGTCCTTTGCCTTCTCATGACTTTTTAACACGACTGTTAATGTTTGTTCATACTGCTCCATTGAAGCGTTAGCCCCTATCGTAGCTTCACCGATAGCCTTTACTGATTCTTTCATACCTTCAAAGAGGGCTAAACCTGCTACAACTCCACTAGCAATACCTGCCGTTTTCTTTAAAAAGCCTGTGAATCCGGTTAATGTTCTTCTAGCATCTGAATCATCAGCCGTTATTCTGACCCTTGCCGATCCTACCTCTGCCATTAACTCACCCCCTTCTAAGAAGAATAAAAAAGCCCTCCACCGTTATGTAAGTGAGGGATTAATTTTGACTAGGTATCCACCATTGACCTTTTACGAACTCTGATTCTTCTTCCTGTTGTCCAGACCATTGTTCCATAGCCTTCTCATAAGATGATGGTAGAATATCTTCATAATTCTTGCCTTTATTCATAAGAGAATCAAACAACAATAAGAGACTTTTAAAACCTTCTTGTGTCCTTACTGTGCTTTGTTCCCATTGTTCCTTAAGGGCTTGTTGGTACTTCCTAAAAACCCAGTCTAAAGAATGATCTAATACATATTCTTCTGTATATCGAAAATGAGAAGAAACTAATTCAATCATGTTAATCCAATGATCTATTAATTCGTCCCAACTTCCTCCTGCTTCGCTTCCTCTTCCTTCACTTGGTTCTGTGCTTCTAAACGTTTCTGCTGAAGCTCCTGAGCCTGTTCTTGACGTTGTTTCAACCATGTTCCCAAGTCCGGCAGTTCCTTCTTGAACATCACTTTGTACAACTGACGGACTTGAGAAAAAGTTTTAGCTATATTCGTTTTCTCCGCATAAACAAGAATAATATCTAACATTTCATTGGGATCTAGAGCTAATGTATCTTCATCATCCAGATCTAAAAGAATTGAAAAGATACGAATTAATTGTTCTTCTTCAATACCTTCTAAGATAAGAGCAATTTTTGTTACATCATCTAATTCATTATTAGAAAGGATCTTTTGAGCTTGATCATAAATCTTTGATCCATCGATACCTAAAAACTTAACAACTTTAATAATCTTACTCATTGATAAACGTGGTACTTCTAAACGTGTTTGTCCATCCGTTAATACCACACGACCTAAAGTTTTATCTATATCTAAACGTTTTAATGCTTGTTCCATATATACCTCCATCTTCATATATACATGAAGGTGAACATGCAGGTAATCCTACACATTCACCTTCATATGAATCTTCATAATAAAGCTTTTCTTCTTGCTACGGCACGTTTCACTGCATTCATATAATTAGTGAATTCGGGAAGAATTGTATTCCTTCTTTGTGCCGCTGTATTCGTGCCAAAAAAAGAGGTACGCTGTAAAGTTGACATCTCCAACTGTACACCCATACCTCTACGTGTAACATTACAAATATTATCTGGTTCAGCACCTGCAATGCTTGACTCAAACGGTTCCTGTTCCCACGGTATGCCCGCAGCTGTAAACTCTTCACCTATGAGATTACGTAACTGTTCATCTAGCCCGCCTACTTTCGTATTTTTCACGCTACTATCTGAATACCCATGATAACTTACAGCTATATCATGTTGAGCTACTAAATTACGTGCATTAGGTTCATCAAAATGAGTAGAAGTAATATGCATATCACTATTACCTGTACTCAATTTAGCATCAAAAATGAAATAAGAATCTGTAGCATCTGCTGAGAACTCGGACAATTCAGAACATCCTGTCTCGATCCCTCCGCCGTGGGGAGTTAGATAGATGATCCCAGAAGAACCTTTTTTCAATCTAAGATCAAATTGAGTCCTCATTTTATATGCTTTTCTCAATTCACCAAAATTAGCATATAAATCAGCCATTTACATAACCCCCCATAAAGATATAAGACGTTGAAATGGTTCCTGATGTAGTTACGCTATATCTGATAAATTTATTACTACCCATCGGCATCTGGTAAGAAGCTCTACGATCCCTTATAAGATCCATACTTCCATAATCAGACCATGAAACCCCATCTGTAGAAACATCTACATCAACAGTTCCATTTTCGGTAGCTCTAAGAATAATAGATACTTCACTTGAATCATTAACGTTGATAGCAGGAGAATAATAGACCCCAGTAGAATCCTGAGTAAGACTAATTTCTAAATATTCTCCTGCGACACTAGGGAGTAGAAATTACTTGTTCAATTTCATAATAAACGTTGTCTTCTTGGCTTACCCCATTTCCATCAACAGGGAAGGCTGTGAGATTCAACGGAATAGTTCTTTTTCCCTTTTCAAATGATTGATCTTTATCATCACCCGCAACCTTACATTTTCGGATAACTGCCATGTATAAAGATCCATCTTTCTTCTGACTGATAAGAGCAACCGTGTATTCAGGAATATTCTGTGGTGTACCATATCCAATACGGCGACTTCCTAATTTAGTGATAGGACGAACCGAACCTGCTGTAGTATAAGCATTAGTTAATGGCGTTTCTAAATACAAAGTGTTTCCCTGTACACGATTTACTTGTTTTGTCTCGACCTTTCCACCTTCTGAAATTTGCACAAAAGATCCTGCTGTAATTCCAGAAGACGAAGTAACGGCAATAATCGTAGCATTGATAGCACTTGAAGCAGTCATAGTTGTAGCCGTTCCAAGTGTTGGGGGAGATTCAATAATCGTTCCACCAATTAAAGCTAATTTACGATTTTCAACCGTATTTTCTGCTAAACTTGTTTCTAACGAATGCGACCATCCAGTAATATCTGTATCTACACTTCCTACCTTCTGATCAACTTCAAAGTCATCAGAATCATAGCCTCGTGTAGTTGTGATTCCATCTGTTGTAGCCCCTACATCACTCCACGGAGAAACTAAATCATAAGGATCTGTAAGGCTCATGACCTCTTCAATACTCTCTGGGAATGTGCCATCGTAAGGCTTCACGACTAAACGACCTGCACCGCCGACAATATTATTACTATTAACACGATAAATATCTGCCATTATTCCTCAACCCCCTCAAATTCCCATCTGTCATAAGCTAAAAGACGTTCTGCTTCTGCCTTAGTAATATCTCCACTATTTCCCCCAACTGTGAGAGTTTGACCAGGGAGAATATCAATAGCATCTTTACTCTCTGCATCACGTTCAAAACGAAGAATAGTAGAACCACTATTTTGATCAACTGGTCCAATCACTTTAACTTTTGTAAGGGTAGTCTTAGTCGTGCTTTCATTTGAAGATTTCTTGCTCTCAGCCATT